CAAAGTTGCGCATCTTTTGTGCGCCAGCTTGATACACCTGTGCATCAAGGCGGGATGTAAAAGAAGGGCTTAACTCTCCATACTGAAAGCTATGAAGCGGAATCTTAATTTTTGCCACTATGAAAGCCTTTCAGTGAGGAACCTCGACGTGGTTAGCTTACGTGTAGTATTCTGTTGGCTATCTAAGCTGCGAGCTTTAGCCATGGCGAGAGCAGCCTTTTGATCCATGATACTAACAAGCGTTTCGTTTCGCGCAATAGAGCCAGCAAACACAGAAGCCATTGTGTACTCTACAGCAATGGTAAAGTAAGAAGGCCAGTCCTCTTCTGGTGCGCGGTAAATGTAATCGGCAACTAACTCATCCTGAGGAGAGACGTTGCAAAAAATCTTATCGCCATAAATTGTATGCTCTACATTCATGTCGTTAATAGTTAAAGCGTTCATCATAAGCATATCAGCAGGAACCTGATAGGCCGCATCGTAACGACCAGTAGGTGCTTCAACCAGACGAGAAAGCTGAGACTGTTCTGTAGCAAAGCGCCAGCGCATACTTGCCAGTGCAGCTTGGGCTACATCTTCATACATATTAACAGCGACCAAAGCTTCTGTGGTCGGGTCGTCAAAAGATGTGATAGGGTCAGCACCAATGAGAATCAGGGCGCGAGAGCAAACGTCGATACCACTATTAGCTACTGTAGATGTCATACTTATCTCCGCTAGGAAAGTGGGGGAAGGTATTACCCCTCCCCCAACAAGACCTAGTTGTTGTCCAGGACTTCGTAGATGCCGTTGTCATCAATGGCAACAGCGCCCATGCTCATGTGAGCAGTAACCAAATGTGCAACTTTCTGTGGCACATAGTTTACTTCAGTCTGAACATCTGAACCTACACCCAGACCAACAGCAGAGCTGTGGTAGGCGAAGTTTTTACCGCCAGCAACAGCAGACGTTGAGAAGATCTTGAAGCCCAAGAATTCTTTCATTGTCATACCACCTGCGAATGGCAGGTTTTGGTCGCCAACATAGTCGCTTGAAGCGAACTCGTTGATGCTGAACAGGTCAGCATAACCAGCTGGAGACATAGCGATGTAGCGGTTGCCATCTTCAGGAATATCGGCAGAGCCCATAACTTCGAAGAGAGACAGCAAATCGCCTTTAACCAAAGCGCCGCCAGTGTCAGCAATCTGAGTTGCGTTTGCACCAGCATCCATAGCAGCAATGATCAGCTCATCAGTTTTGCGACCCAAGGCATAAGCAGCAGATTGAGCAACAGCTTGACGCTCGTCAATGTTGGTTTTCAATTCGTCCAGCTTATCAATATACTCAGGTGCATAGTGATCTGTCAGTGTTGCAGATACGTTGGTGTGAGCGACTTCCATGCCAGTCACATCGCCGTTGCGAGTTTTGGTATTGGCAGCGCCTTTACCGATTTTTTGGAATTTAACAGTTGAGCCTGTAACGCCATTTACTTGGCGGACGGTGTTGCGAAGTTTCGAACCCATACGCTGATAAGCAAGATGAACATCAGATTCAAACTGTGTGATGAAGGCTTGATCAATAGTATTAGCCATTTTCATTCTCCTGTTTGAGATTTGAGTTTACATTATGTCAGGATCGGTTGTCCGCGCTTCGCATCATCTGGTTATCCCTTGCGGGGCCATCCACTACATACGGGCCTCTAACAAGTGAATTATGCCTCAACAGTGATATTTTTGCAACAAACAAAAAAGGGCTGTCCGAAAGGGGATAAGGACAGCCCTAAAAAGTAACGAAGGAGGTGTTACAATTTTATTTATACAGCTTTGAGAAACCTTCGTCAACCTGCTTTACAAAGCTTGGGTCACGGCGCGTGTTATCCCAATAGCGAGGGTCACGCATCATTGTTTCCAGCTCACCTTTGCTAAGACCTACAGTAGCTGTAGTCTCACCAGAGATGGGTGTGTCACTAAGTTTATTCATAAAGAACTCTACTAGCTCTACGCCTTCAGCAGTTTCACCGAGACGCATAACTGCGCTAGACAATTCTTCTGGTACATTCTTTTTAGCCCAAAGCGCAGCCGCTTCAATCCGAGCGTTGGCATTGTCGCCAAGCTTTGCAACCTCTGCGTCTAAGTTTGGCTGCTCTGGCATCATGCGAGCAAGACCTTCGTCAAACTCCTCTTGAGAAAACCCATTCTCCCAAGCAAAGTTTGCCCACCACTCTACGTTTGGATCATCTGCAAGCTCGTCTGCACCTTCTGGAATTGTATACTGACCAGGGCTTTCAGGGCGATTGGCAAAAGCTTCTTTCTCAATCTCACCCATAATAGACTCACGAAGCTCTTCTTGCCCTTTACCTAGTTTACTTTCCAAGGAAGAATAAGATGTAACCAGATCTTCTGGTGTCTTAAACTTTTCAGGCAACCACTCAGGGCGGCTATCTGCTACCTCAGTTGTTACGGCTTCAGGTGCTTCAGCTTCCGCTTCTACATTATCTGTTGCTTCACTCATTTACTTTCTACCTTCTCTGCGTGTTTAATGCGCCTTTCAATAAGCGCGATTACAAAGCGTTGGCCTTCTAAATGTCGCAGCTCGCCATCGCTAATGCCCCCGCCAGCTACCGCATCCAATGTAATGGAGCGGAGATAGCGGAGAACTTCCTTCCCTGCTGGAGAACCAAACAGAGACTTAATATCTGATGAAATCTTTTCGTCCTCTTTTTGTGGGCGAGGATACCCATCTACTCCAATGTGTGACATCTACACTCCAGTATCACCTTGTGCCATCATTTGCTGCATCTGCGCCATTTGCTGCATCTGCTGCTGGATAGCCTCCCTGTCTGCCTCATCCCGAATAAGGTTGTCAGGAACGCCAAACTTCTTAGCAAGATAGATTGCTGTTTCTTCTGAGTCAACAAGAAGATTTACCATCTCAGGCCCAAAGTTTGCGCCGACCAACTCCAAGAAACGAGCTACAGTTGTGATGTCCTGATTAGACTGAGCCTGTGCTAATGGCGACACGCTGCGAACTTTTACTTCACGACCATTAACTGTAGGGAGATCAATGCGTCCTTGCTTGCGCAGAATATATACTACGCGCTGCAAGATGGGCTGAACCATCTCTGCTTGCAAGCGACCAAAGGCAGAACCGATACGGCGAGACAAGTCAGCCATACGCTCCGCAATCTCTGTGGCAGTAGCTGGTGTGCGGTTGGGATCACCCAGCATATCATTATACAAAGCGCGTTTAATGTTTAAGCGCATATCATTTAGAACAAGGTTAGCAACATCAAAGCTGCCAGCAGCAGCAACAGGCTGCAAGCCGTTTGATCCAGGGGCTTTAGGAATGACTGTGCCAGGCACAAGGTTAATTGTATCTACGTTTACAATACCATCGTCATCCATCTGATAGATACCTGAGATAGCCATCTGTGCATTTTCAAGAACAAGCTGGATAGTTAAGTTGGTTGTTTTGATTGCAGACAGTGCGTTAACCAAAGGCCCCCGTCCATAAACTTCACCAGAAGCTTTAGACCAACGGAAACACACAAACGGATTACTGCCAACACCTTCGAAAATATCTTGAAAGATTAGCTCGCCGTGAGTCTTGTCAATAGCATAGTAACCATAGCGTTCTACGTTTGGCTTGTCATAAAGACGACAGACAACTTCAAGAACCTTGCACTTGTCCTCGGCCTTCTTAACCATCATCTCTTCCAGCTTTGGAGACAGTTTAGCTTTAGGATAAACTATCTTCATATCTGAATGACGGATTTCTCTTTCCCGATACACATGGTCAATGCGGTCATCGGGGCCATTCTCTAGCACTACCTTAGGTAAAGGAATTGCGCTAAACCGCAGAGGGTTTACCGAGTCACCTTCTTCCACCAATAAGCAACCTGTGCCGACAGCCAAGTCCATAAACGACTCGTGTACTTCTTGAGCAAAGTTACTGTTTGCAAGGACTTCAAATATATATTCTGTAACTGAATCCAGACGATTGTTAATTTCGTCCTGTTCTTCAGGAGGAACTTCGCTACCAGCCACAAGGTCAGACCAGCGCGCAAAGTTAGGAACCAAGCCAGATTGAAGGCGAGATGCAAACTCTTGAACACCAACCACAGCAGTTTCATCAAAGATTCGATCATCACGGCGTTGACCTGGCGCATTGTAATAAAACCCTTCCCGTTGAGGCAGAGCATAGTCATAACACTCTTGGAACAAGTCCTCAAATGTTGTGCGGTGCGTCCGCGCTGTTTCATATTTTTTAATGTAATGTTTTGCTATATCTTGCATTATTGAAAGTATCCAGTAAAGAAACCGCTGCCACCAGAAAGACCTGATAACAAACTAACTTTACCACGTTTTCTTGACATGGCTTGAATTGTTTCTGCAACAGCTTTTTTTCGCCGCTCACGAATAGCTTGAATCTCTGGGAGTCTGCGCGCCTCAGATGTTAACTGTTCTTTTATATCTTCTTGGACTTTATTTTGTTGTTCAAATCCTCTCGCAGCCATGCCACGAACACCTTTAGCAGAAGCTTTTTTAAGAATCTTTTCTGATTTTTTTGTTAAGAACTCAACGGTTCTTGGGTCAACGCCAGAAGCTTCGGCCTCTGAAAACAAGGACTGGTCAAGCCCATACCTTTGTTTAATTTTTTGCGCTCTAGTAACCATCACTTCATCCTGTTCCAAAAACTTTGTTTTGCCTGTTTAGGCTTACGAGTAAATATATCAAACTCTCGCTTCATAGTAAATGGCCTTGCAACCTGCCCCTGGTTTAGAACGGTTCTGCCTTCGCCACCCCCAAGCATTAAGTATTGCAAAGCATCGTGTATGTGAGAGAAGCGGTTCTTGTCTGGCTTATCATCAAAGCGTTCACCTGATACCTGCATACGACGATAACCATAACCACCCTCAAAGCCTTTGATTAGCTCCTTGCAGCGTGGGTCAATAAGCAGGCCAGACTTGCCATCTACCATTCTGTTTAGCGTTCCAGCAACAGCCTCAATGCGAAGAGACACATCATTGCTTGAAGCTGGGCGAGCAGTTAGCCCAGCACCCCGCAAGATTTGAAATGGGGTACTCTCGTCGGTCTGTGCCCTGAAGTCACCAGCAGGGTCGCCAATGATGTTCACATCGCAGCCAGAATACCGAGTTGCTATTTCTGTGCGAAGAAGCTCGGCAAACCGCACAATGCCCATATCAAACGCTACAATTTCTTGAAGAAGTAACCAACGCCCCCTAACACGCTGACCAAAAACAGCAGCAGGAGTAAGGCCAAAGTCCAGCCCAATAAAGACAGGAACACCAGCGGCCACAGGAATTTCTTCTTTAGCAACGTGCATATCTGGAGCAAACATTTGATAAACAGGTTTTCCTTCATTAATCTGACCAAGCTTGTTCATTACATAAACATCAATCCAACTTTTAGTTTTACCACGGATAAGGTTCGGGTAATAGCTTGACATCATATTTTTTTGGTTCTCAGCTTCCTTGTTAGGCTCATAGTCTAATACATTGCCATCGCCATCCTTTACGGCAACCATACCCGCTGGCTGTGTATAAAACTTCCAGTTGTCTGGAGCAACCAACATACGCGCCTCTTCTTGAGAGATATGATCTGGCACAGGAACTTCACCCGACATAATAGGCCACCAGTGATCTTCTTCTGGAGCGTTGGTATCAGCTATAACTCCAGTCCAAGTGGGGCCGCCCTCGCGCATAGAAGGAAAACGTCCCACACGCATAGTACACGCATCAATAATAGATTTGGGTAGCTCGCGAGCCTCGTTGATCCAGATGCCAGTCAACTCAAGGGACAGTAGTTTCTTTACATCCTCTGGTCTATCGAGAGCAAGAAAGATAACTTCTAAGTCTAAATCTTTGCGTTTGATATGGTGAGTGTACGGAACCTCCCAGCGAAACTTACCCCAGGTTTCTTCAGGAAACCAGTCAAGCCAAGTCTTAATCGTAGTAGTTTTTAACTGAGGGTTTGTGTTCCGAATGATAGCCCAGCGCGATCGGCGCACACCATCCTCGTTTTGTTCCTGCGCAAGAGCGCGACGAAAGATTTCAATACAGCAGCCAACAGACTTGCCAGAGCCTACAGGCCCCCGAATACCACGAAAGAAAGTATCATCCTTCATAAAGGATTTAAGAACTTCTCCGTCAGGTTTATACTTAAATGTTGTCAAGTTTCCAGTCCGTTCCTACTTTGATAAGTCTCTCAACGGTGTCTGGGGCAATAGTGGCAATTAGTTTGTCTGCCTCATAGTCGGTGCAGAAGTCTTTTGGATGGTGCTTCATATGCACCTTCTTTACAATAGTGCGGAGCATATCGCGCTCACGCTGATTGATTGTATGTAAGAAACTCATAGCTTACTCCTAGCTGCGATACTTGCGTGTCTTTTTTGCAACACCTTTGGGTT